AACGGCTACTACCCGAACGACGACCACATGGGGGCCCCGCTGTCGGACGATTACAGCAACCTGAACTACGGACGTGTGGCGGACAAGGCCACGATCTACGCCTATACTGCCTACATCGAGGAGATTCAGGACGACATCGAGACCGACGACGAGGGCAACATCCCGCAGGAGATGTGCTCGTACTACGAACGCCTGATCGACAACGCCGTCGCAGTGGCGATGCAGGGCGAGATCAGCGACTTCAAATCGTATGTCGATCCGGCGCAGAATGTCCTCTCGACCCGGCGCATGGCGGTTTCGTGCAGGATCAGACCGCGGGGCACGCTGCGGTACATCATCGTAAACCTCGGATTTGAGAATCCGGCAATCAAGCAGTAGCAGCATGAAAATACGAATCAACGGAAAAGAGTACGACTGGGGCACCATCAAGATCATCATGTGGGGCCGCCCGGTGGTCGGAGCGACCAGTGTCGACTACAAGCTCGCCAAGGCAAAGGAGCCCCTGTATGCTGCAGGGCGTTACGCCAAAGGCATCCAGCACGGTCAGCGGGCCGCGTCGGGAACCCTGACGCTGCTGCAGAGCGAGATCATCGCCATGAACCGCGCCGCCCGTGAAAAAGGCTACAAGGACATCCTCGACGTGGATGTGGATATTCTGATCTCCTACATCCCCGAGGACAGCACGGCCATCACGGTCGACCAGATCATCTGCGCCTCGTTTTCGGAACTCCCCTCGGGCATGAAGGCGGGGGACATGAAAAGCGAGCATGCCATGCCGTTCGTCGCTCTCGACATCGACTACGACATCGCGTCGAAATAAAACAAGCCCACGGCATCGAACCGTGGGCTGTTTAAACACTCTTTAAAACCACACAAAAGAGCATTATGGAAAAGAAGGATATGACCGAGAAAATCGCGGCATGGAAGAAGAAACACGGCGACGTGTTCGCCTATGAGGTCGACGGTAAGACCTGCTACCTGCATCGTCCGGGACGGGATGTGATCGCTGCTGCATCGGTGGTCGGCAAAGAGGACCCGTTCAAGTTCGCCGAAGTCATCCTGTCGAACTGCTGGCTCGGAGGCGATGAGGAGCTGCGTGACGACGACCGCTATTTCATGGGGCTGTCGCAGCTGATTTCGGAAATCGTAGAGATCAGGGTCGGGGAAATAAAAAAACTTTGAGCGGCACCGAGGTCGTCAAGGGTGACGGGTGGCTGCATGCGGGCAACGCCCTGATCCGCTCGGTGCTGCACATGGACCCCGACACGCTGTCGGACGAGGCGTGGGGCTTTCAGGTGAGAATGGCCGAATGGGTGGAGAATGAGCGGGTACGCAGATATACGCCTACCGCCTGATTTGCCACAGGTCGCGCCACTTGTCGATGTGCATGGCACATTTGAAGCCCTCACCCAAAAGGTTAAGCAAAGCGGCAGCCACAAAGATCAAGAATATCCAACCTGCAACAGTCATAGCAATACAGTTTCTGCAAATATATGGATAATCGCGCAAATTACCAAGTAGATATCGGCGGG